TTTAAACTCAGTTTCTTCAAACTTAACTGAGAAGGTTACAGTAATTAGTAAGGCCGGAGAAAAGCACACATGCAATGCATGTGCGCCTAATGATTCTAAATGCTTGATTCTTAATGAAGAGTGCTCCTTTATCGATGACGTCCAAAGTAAATTGGAAAAGATCGCGACAAAGAAGATTGCGCACTTTGTTGGAATTGAGAAATTTAGACAAAATTTCTTAGACTCTACTAATGCTAATACCCCAGTGCAAGACTATCATGGTCTTGTTACAAGATTGTTGGATATTAATGTTACCTTTATGAATACTTGTACCGTTTTTGCAAACAAGAGTACTTGGGCTTTGGCTTCAAGAAATACTGTTGCTTTTGTAAAAAATAATCAGCAAGTTTTAAATATTTTCAAATCCTTGGGTGCAATTCGAGGCATCCCACCGGTTTGTTCTTTTGCTCCTACATTTGCTATGTCTGAAAAGGCTACTATTGTAGGTGCAATTACTAAAACTACTGATATTGGTAGAGAATTGTATTATTTAGTTCCTGGTTATAGGGAATTACCTTATCCAATTCATAAGAGAATTCAATTTTCATACGGAGACAAGCTTGTTGCTGATCTCCCGATTATGGAATTTAATAAAGTTTGTGTTGGGTGTGAAAAATCAGTTACTAAGGAGAAATCCTTTTGTATCTGTCCTAGTCATATTAGTATTAGGAAGTTTACCGAATTGGGATGTCATGATCTAGATTTGGAGGTTCATTTTTCATATTCATTATGTGCTTACCTTGAGTTAACTCAAAGTAATAAATTAGAAAAACCTGTTGTCACTATTCCTGAAAAGGAAAAGGAAGAAGTGGCAGAAATCATCAATGAAGTTGAAGTTGTTGAGTTTCAAGGTACATCTTTAACAACTGAGGATGTAATTAAGAAGAGAAATCAAGTTTTTGGAAACCCTGGAAATAGAGTTTCCAAAGATGATCTGACAATAGTTGCAGATCCTTCTCGTTCTATTTTTTCTATAGTTCTTGAACACGTCGAGAAGCTAGTTGAAAAGGCAATTAAAACTGCCCAAGATATGACTGATAATTATATCCTGACTAGTTTCTTAGATGCTATTAAAAAGTTTCTTAGCAATGCTGTTTCATATGCTAAGAAAAATCCTAGAGTGCTTGGATATCTTGCTGCTTTAGCTGTGATTTTGATTAATCATAAGCGTCTTTATGATAATGCTGTTTGTTATTATTTAGATCAAAAAGATGACAAGAAACAAGTTGTCAGTTCTGTTTTTCCTCTTGAAGGAATTCTTGGCATTATTGGAGGTCAAAGTTTGACTACTTTGTTAGTTTCATTGATTATCCAAAATGCTTGGGGGACTGTTACTAGGCAAAAGAAAGAAGCAAAGGAAGAGGATGGGGAGTTTGCTGATGATATATTTTCATTACTCAGCTTTACTGCTAATTCAGTTACTTCTTTTACTTCTTTGTGTGCTGCTTTGTTAATTTGCATAAATGTTCGTGCTTATGCTGCATGTGGTGATAAATCTAGACGTTTTTATAATGGCCTAGATAAATCTGAAAAAGAGAAATTTACACAAGCAATTCGTGCGACTAACCTTAGTGCTGCTATTGAAAAACATAGCACTAGCATTATGGATGATAGAAATAAATCTAAGGTTGTTGTTGCTTCGGTTGAAGAAGCAATACAAGCTGAGAAATTTCTTCGTGCAAAACTAATTGCTCCTATTCCTACTAAGAAGAGAAATCGTCGTAGTAAGAAACAAGAGGCAAAAGGTTTCATTCAGCCAAAAGTTACTTCTAAACCATCTGTTGCTGGACCTAGTAAAAAGGTATCAGCCAAGGTTGAGAAACATTCATCTCCTGGTAAGGGTAAGTTGTCTGTTAAACCTTGTCCTTTTGGTGATAAGTGTTATCATCATCCAAAGGGAACCTGTTATTATTTTCATCCTTCCGTTGAAAGACATAGTTCTAGAAATAGAGCAAATGTTGCAGTTCATAAGAAGAAAATGGAGATTCTTAGTAAACAGCGTGATGCAAAATTAGTTGAGCTTCAAAAACTTGACTCAATGCTTCATTCTAATACTAATAAGAATAAAAAAATTCATGCTCCTAGAAGAGAAAATGATTATAACAGAGTTACTGATGTATCAGAACAATGGAAGAAGGACCAGCAAGAAAAAAGGAAACTTGCTAGAGAGGACCAGATTGATTGGGAGAAGAAGACCACAAATAAATGGTCTGAACTTGAAGATGAGGACTATTATGCTGAAATTGATAAACGTCAAGCGTATGAAGATATGCTTGATAAGAAAGCTCAAGAGTATGATGATGATCGTTTTCATTCAAGAATCCCGAGAAAGAGATCCACTCCTAAACGTGATGTTGACGTTGCTCATAAAGCTAAACTTTATGATTTAATTGTCAATAGAAAAAAACAACGTGATGTTAAGAGAAAGAAAGTCGTCTCCAATAAGAGAAAAGATTTTATTTTTCCTGAATTTCATGGTGTCACGGTTAGTAATAAAATGTTAGAAGCATCACAATTTCCAGTGTTGGAAAATGGGTATGATGTTAACTTTCATGCAAAAGTTCCTTTTATGCATATTGGGAAAAATATAATTCACTGTAAGTCTGGTGATTGTACTGTTGGTTATGGAATGTTAGTTTCATCTAAGTATTTTCTTAGCCCAGCCCATTATGCTGATATTGACAATGCTACCATACTTGGTGGAGTCAATCCAAATCAAAGAAAGAACTTATCGTGTAGATTTGTTCGAAGTTTTGGATCCACTCTTGGTTTCATTGATTATTTGAATCTCTATGAATTAGAGCAAGAAGTTCCATATGGTAAAGTAAATCTTGGAGTGGCGGATGTTCACTTCACAGGTTTGCTCATTGCGAATTCCTTTGCTCAAGTTTCTGCAGTTGAATTTCTTGAAGAAGAAGGACGATTACAGTATACTGGAGATTCTGTTAGAGGCGATTGTGGTCAAGCAATATATGATGCAGATAGAGGTACTATCTGTGGTATTCATGTTGCTATCAATAAGACTGCATCGAGAGTTTGCCTTGCAATTCCTTTCACAGCTACTTTAATGCGTGAATTTGCGGATGCAAAGCTTTTTCTCTAAGTCATTCAATATATCCAATCACAAATCTAAAGCAGAAATGGCATAGAGAGTTTAAGTACTTACCTTATATTGGTACACTTCTGTCGAAGAAGCTGAGTAGTAAATCTCAGTTTATTCCAGATTTGACCATTCCCATATTTGATTATTCAATGAATAGTCAAGTTGGTGAAGGTTATGTTATTTCTCCTTTAGGTGATTTGAATGACTTATATGAAAGATTGGCAAAATATGATATCAATGATATCCCTCTTAATAAAGTTAGGGCACGTATGGCCATAACTTACTTTACTGACATGATTGGTGATTGTCATATGCTCTCGCAAGATGATGCATTTGATGAAATTTCAAAAAATTCAGCAATTGGAACCGGTGCGAAAGCTGCTGGAATTTATTCCAGAAAGGATCCAAAAATTGTAGATTATTTGAATGATTATGTCAATGAAAGTAAGAAATGGCAGCAACATGTCATAATAAATGCTTCGCAGAAAGATGAAGTGCGTGTACTTGGTAAATCACCTCGTTTATTCACTTCATTTCCTTCAGAGCATACGTACTTATGTACTATAGTCCTTAAAGAGTTTATAGAGCAGTTTCATGAACATAGATTTTGTGTTGATGGTTCTGTTTCAGCCGTAGGTGATGCCATGCAAAGTGGCGCGTTAGCTATCTATAAATATGAACTAAGTAAACGTAAGTACTTATATTGTACTGACACTTCTGGTCAAGATTCTTCAGTTTCGGCTGAGTTTCTTGACATGGTGTATGATGAGATAAAACTCAAATATAAAGATATGACTATCGAGGAAAATAACCTGTTCGAGTCTGTTCGTTTTAATAGTATAAATAAAATGGTCAATGTAAATGGCGATTTTTATTTAGTCCCACGTGGGTTGGGATCTGGTGACTATTTAACTATAGTTATCAATATTATGTGGCGACTTTATATGATACTTGAGAATTATCAGTATGATGTTAATAAGTATTTTGTGGAAAATACTACTATTATTAACGGTGATGATTTAATTATGAGTTCTAACTATGGAGATTTAAATCTCAATAGTAAACACGCTAAGATTGAATGGGCTGGAAAACCTGTTTCTTGGGGTGAGATGGACTTTTGTTCAACTATTTTTGAACCATATATTCATCATAATGAAAACAAAGTTTTAGCAGTTTTGGCATTACGTGATAAAAGAAGTCACATATTGAGTCCCAAAATGAAAATGCAGAAACTAGGTGGAATGATACGTGTGTTATCAACTCCCTTAGTTTATAATAAAATTTTGACATTAATGGAGAATCTTCGTGATAAATTTAATCTTTATGAGGAATTTGAACAATGTTTTGTTACTTATGAAGAAATTTACGATAGTTATAATTCTCCAATTCGTTATAATAGTGTTTATTAATTCTTTGTTTTTGATCCATCTGGGTGCTTAATTGGATATGTTATCCAGCCCTTTTTAAAAAATTTTATATAATAAATTTAAATGGTATTATCAAAAACTCAACAAAAGAGAATTAATAAATTACGTAATGCACTGGTTCTTCGTCAGAATAATAAACCTGTGCAAAAACCTCCTAAAAGGAGAAGAATTAGAAATAGAAACAAAAATAAAAACCAATCGAAAGCCAATGGTGGGGGACCATCATTTTCTGCATTTCCAAGAGGAATGCAAAAGAAAGGCTTTGGCGTTAACAGGCAACGAATGTTAGTGACTGAAGATGAGAATATTGGAATAATTGTGTCTCCTGACTCAACTTCTTTCAGTATACTCTCTACTTATCCTATCAATCCTGGCCAAGCCACTACTTTCCCATGGTTGTCTTCTATTGCTAAAAATTTTGAGAAGTATAGGTTTCTCAATTTAGAATTTTATGTTGTTCCACAAGTTTCGCAGTTTGCAAATGGTGGTCGTACTGGAGAGGTAATTCTTTCCTTAGATTATGATGCATCAGATGCTGCTCCTGGATCTTATCAACAACAAGCTGACCAAGTACCGCATTCAACTGCGATGCCTTATCAGAGACAATCTCTTCGTGCAAATCCTCGTGAAATGCATTTAGAGTCAGACGCAAAGTTTATCCGTCCAGGTGGTTTGCCTGGAGCATCGGATATTAAAACTTATGACGCTGGAAATTTCTTTTTAGGCTGTACTGGTTTAGATGCAAGTGTCTTTAATGTTTGTTCTTTACATGTTAAATATACATGTGAACTCACAGTACCAGTGCTTGAGAATTTAGCTCAAGCTCCTGTGAATAATAGTGTGACATTTTTGGTTGATAGTGTTGCAACTTTAACAACTGCAACTCCTTATCAACCACTTTTAGCCGCTGCTGCATCGACGGCTTTATCCATTACCAATGGATTAAATGTAGTAAATACAGCTGGTTCTATTGTTCCAGCTGCTGGCAATTATTTACTTAATTGCATGACTTCATTTGTTAATTCATCGGCAGTGATGAATGTTATGGAACTTTCAGTAAAGAAAAATGGTGTTGTCCAAAATCCTTTGAGTGGCTTAACCGCCTCATCAATTGGACCTGCAAGTACTGAATTTTGTACTCTTACGACTTCACAATTCATTTCTTGTAATGGAACTGACGCCATCACTCTTTCAATTAATGCAGATTTTGCAGCTGGTAATACAACTGCAACAACAACATTTATGTTGACTGCAATCTAGTGTTAGATTAATTTTTATGAGTATTTCTACAGTGTAATTTAGTCAATGACTACGTTTCGGCTGCAAGATTAAGAAAATAAAATATCAATATTTTATGTAATTTCTACAGTGTAATTTGGGAAACCATGTTTCGGCTGCAAGATTAAGAGCATAAAATAATAAAGTCCGAGAAGACTTTAAACTAAAACACGTGAAATTGGTGTATAAATAATCCGCGAGACATCTACGCGTAATCTGGTGTCGAGTTTGGGCCTCGTTAAAATTCGCTCGTAGTAGTACGAATGAATTTAAAAGCTCTAGTCCGAGAATGACTTTAAACTCCTACAGTGGAAATGGCTGTATAAACTCTCCGCGAGACATCTATGCGTATACCTGGTGTCGAGTTTGGGCCTCGTTAAAATTCGCTCGTATTAGTGTGACCGAATATAGCTCAAAATTTGTTTTAGC